GCTGGGTGCGGGCATTGTGGACCGCCTGAAAGAGCAGCGATACAAGATCAAAGGCGTGAATTTTGGCAATAAATCCGCGCAGCCCATCATGTACGGCAACAAAAGGGCTGAAATGTGGGGAAAAATGAAAGAATGGCTCAAGTCGGCGAGCATTCCGAAGGATCGGTTCTTGAAAACCGACTTGATTTCACCTATGATGAAGCCTGACTCGAAGGGAACGATCTTCTTGGAGTCAAAAAAGGACATGAAAGCACGCGGACTTGCATCGCCCGACGCGGCAGACGCTATCTGCGTGACTTTTGCGTTCCCTGTGGCTCACAGGGAGTATACTGAGCCTAGACGCCGCATCGTTTCTGAGCGCGGCATGGTGTCAACTGGTTGGATGGGGAGCTAAAAATGCCATTGAAGAAATCTACTAGCAAAGAAGCCTTTAAATCAAACGTCAAAGCTGAAATTAAGGCCGGCAAGCCAGTCAAGCAAAGTGTTGCCATCGCCTACAGCGAAAAGCGAGCTGCTGCGAAGAAAAAATGAGAGCACTAAAAGACTGCGTCATCATTGAGCGTGACGTGGAAGAGCAAGGCATGTTTATCTTGCCGCCTGGCGATCCCATGGAAACGGGCAAAGCTATTGCTATTGGGCCTGATTGCAAAGAAATTAAAGTAGGCGATTGCCTATATTTTGGCGTCGGCCAAGAGTTTACACATGACAAGAAAGCATACGTCGTCATGCGTGAGCCACACATAACTGGAGTCTTCTATGGCTGATCCAACTGGGATGCGTGCCGCGGCTAACGTCGCTAACGGCAACACTCCTAAATCTGACATTCTGGCCACGGCCCGCAGCCGCTTGGACCAAGCTGTCGACGCGCTGTCTGAAAGCCGTGAAGACGAAATTGACGACCTGCGCTTCTACGCTGGCTCGCCTGACAACCAATGGCAGTGGCCAGCGGACGTGTTGGCTACCCGCGGCGCGGTTCAAGGTCAGACCATCAACGCACGCCCAACGCTGACAGTCAACAAACTACCGCAGCACGTGCGTCAGGTGACAAACGATCAGCGTCAGAACCGCCCTGGCGCCAAAGTCATCCCCGTGGATGACGGCGCTGACGTGGAAGTGGCTGAAATATTCAATGGCATGATTCGCCACATCGAATACATCTCTGATGCAGATGTGGCGTATGACACAGCGTGCGAAAACCAAGTCGCTTACGGCGAAGGCTACATTCGCATCTTGACTGAGTATTGCGACCCGACAACTTTCGACCAAGACATCAAAATTGGCCGTATTCGCAACTCATTTTCGGTTTACATGGACCCACTCATCCAAGACCCAACGGGCGCGGATGCTAAGTGGTGCTTTATCACCGAAGATTTGACCAAAAACGAGTACGAGCGCCTGTATCCAGACGCTGCGCCTATCTCGACATTACAGTCCCTCGGCGTGGGCGATCAATCCATCAGCAACTGGTTGTATGAAGACACGATTCGAATTGCTGACTATTACTACATCGACTACGAAAAAGCCACGCTGAACCTGTACCCAGGCAACGTGACTGCGTTTGAAGGTAGCCGCGAAGATAAAGAATACAAAGCTGTATACGGCAAACCTAAGAGAACACGCGAAGTTCAGAACCCTAAGGTTAAGTATTGCAAGATTAACGGCTACGAGATTCTTGAAGAAGCCGAGTGGGCTGGCAAGTGGATTCCTGTCGTGCGTATAGTGGGCAACGAATTTGAAGTTGACGGTCGCTTGTATGTATCTGGCCTTGTGCGTAACGCCAAAGATGCCCAACGCATGTACAACTACTGGGTCAGCCAAGAAGCAGAGATGCTGGCATTGGCGCCCAAGGCGCCATTTATTGGTTACGGCGGTCAGTTTGAGGGCTACGAAGACAAGTGGAAGACTGCCAACACCAACAACTGGCCGTATTTAGAAGTCAACCCTGATGTGACCGATGGCCAAGGTGCAGTTTTGCCTTTGCCACAGCGCGCGCAGCCACCAATGGCTTCAAGCGGTCTGTTGCAAGCCAAATCTGGCGCGGCGGAAGACATTAAGTCGACCACTGGCCAATACAACGCTTCTTTGGGCATGGGCTCAAACGAGCGCTCTGGCAAAGCCATTTTGGCCCGCCAACGCGAAGGCGATGTGGGCACATACCACTACGGCGACAACTTGGCCCGTGGCGTGCGTCATATTGCGCGTCAATTGATCGATTTGGTCCCCAAAATCTACGACACACAGCGCATCGCGCGTGTGATCGGCGAAGATGGCGAGACAAAAATGGTCAAGATCAACCCCGAGCAAGACCAGCCAGTCAATAAAATTGTTGACGAGCAAGGTGTTGTGATTGAGAAGATCTACAACCCAAGCGTTGGCAAGTATGACGTGGTGGCCACCACCGGCCCAGGCTACGCAACCAAGCGCCAAGAAGCATTGGAAGCTATGGCTCAGTTGCTGCAAGGCAACCCACAGCTGTGGCAAGTGGCTGGTGATTTGTTCGTTAAAAACATGGACTGGCCAGGGGCTCAAGAGATGAGCCAGCGGTTTAAGAAAACCATCGATCCTAAGATCTTGGCGTCTGACGACAAGTCACCTGAGTTGCAAGCTGCTGAACAACAGATTCAAGCCATGGGCCATGAGATGGAGCAAATGCACCAGATGATCACCAATGTGGGCAAATCGATTGAAGTGCAAGAGCAGCGCCGCAAAGACTTTGAAGCTGAAATCAAAGCCTACGATGCTGAGACTAAGCGCTTGCAAGTCGTTACGCCAGTGCTGTCGGAAGAGCAAGTTCAAGATATTGTGCTTGGCACTGTGCATGGAATGATCACAACTGGCGATTTGACTGGCGAATTGCCAGGCCAAGACGTCGATATTGGTCCTGAAATGCCTAACGAAGGAATGGAACAATGACCGCAGCTCAACTTATAGGTTTGCTGTTTTTGGGCCGCAATGTGGCCCATTCAGTGCACCTGAACACTCGCAGCTACTCCAAGCACATTGCGCTCAACATTTTCTACGACCGCATTATTGATGCCGCTGATGATTTTGCTGAAGCCTACCAAGGCCGCCATGGTCTGGTTGGCCAAATCAGCATCCCAGCCGCCAAGAAAACTGCCAACATCATTGAGTTCTTGCAAGATCAGCTAGACGAAATCGAAAAAGGCCGTTACGAAGTTTGTGACCGCACAGACACGTCAATGCAACAGCTGATAGATAATATCGTCGAGATTTATCTTCGCACCCTCTACAAACTTCGCTTTTTAGCATAAGGACTCATCATGGCTAATTACACCCAAACATCGGCTACCACCCAAGTCAAAGTTGGCGCCGGCAAACTGTACGGTATCGTTGTTTCTACTACTACAGCAGGAACCTTGACCGTGTACGACTCGCCTGCATCAAGCACAAGCGACCCCAAAATCTTGGACACAATCACCGTAGTTGCAGGAAATACTTACGCCAACATTCCAAGCGGTTTGTACTTCAACAAAGGGTTGTACATCGTTTTGTCTGGTATCGCGTCGTATACTGTTGCTTACGAATAAATTTTGATGTAATATCAAACCACCTTATCGGCGGGGATCACCGAGGAATCTTAGGATTCATGAATGACTGAAGAAGTCCAAAACCTAGCGGAAGTTGACTCCGCGCCAGCCCCTGAAGTGACGGCCACCACAGAGACTGTAGAAAATACGCCGGTAGTCGCTGATGAAAGCAAAGAACAGACGCCTGCGAAAGCATTTTCGCAAGAAGAAGTTGATGCGTTAATCGGCAAACGCCTCGCAAGAGAGCAACGTAAGTGGGAACGTGAACAAGCGCAACGAAGTGCTGAAAAGCAAGTCGTGCCGACCGAGTTACCGTCGCCAGACCAGTTTCAGTCACCAGCTGACTATGCGGATTTCATCCGTGCAGAAGCCGACAAGCTAGTCCAGCAACGCGAAGCCGCAAAGCAACAGTCGCAAGTTCTAGAAAGCTATCAAGAGCGTGAAGAACAAGCTCGGGATAAGTATGATGACTTTGAACAAGTCGCGTACAACCCTAAATTGTCGATCACAAGCGTGATGGCTGAAACGATCCAACATTCTGAAATTGGTCCTGATTTAGCTTACTATCTCGGTTCTAACCCAAAGGATGCGGAACGAATTTCTCGCTTGTCGCCCTACATGCAGGCGAAAGAAATCGGTAAGATTGAAGCCAAATTGGCAGATAATCCACCGGTCAAAAAGACAACATCTGCGCCTGCGCCGATTTCACCTGTCACGGCTCGAACCAATGGTTCACCGTCTCATGACACTACAGACCCACGCTCTACCAAGAGCATGACGGCCTCGCAGTGGATTGAAGCGGAACGTGCAAGACAGATGAAAAAATTGCAGGCCAAAACCCGCTAACTTTTCAAAGGACTTTAAATGTCAAACAGTATCTTAACGATCGACATGATCACCCGCAAGTCTCTCGAAATCCTCGAGAACAACTTGGTCATCACACGTAACGTGAACCGCCAGTACGACGATAGCTTCGCTGTCGAAGGCGCGAAAATCGGCTCAACTTTGCGTATCCGTTTGCCCGACCGCGCTTTGGTGACTGACGGCGCCGCCTTGCAAGTGCAAGACGACAACGAACAGTACACAACTTTGACTGTCGCCAACCAAAAGCACATTGGTGTTAACTTCACATCTGCTGAATTGACCATGCAATTGGACGACTTCGCTGAACGTGTGTTGAAGCCTCGTATCAGCCAATTGGCATCTTCTATCGATGCTGACGTGGCTAACGCATACCTTGGCGTTGGTAACACTGTTGGTACTCCTGGTACTACTCCTTCGACTTCTTTGGTCTTGTTGCAAGCCCAACAAAAGTTGAACGAAAACGCAGCTACCATGAGCCCACGTTACGCTACCGTCAACCCAGCTGCTAACGCAGGTTTGGTTGAAGGCATGAAAGGTCTGTTTAACCCAACAGACACTATCAGCAAGCAATTCAAGAATGGCATGATGGGCGAAGGCGTGTTGGGCTTTGATGAGATCAACATGTCTCAATCTATCAAGCAATTCACAACTGGCTCACGTACTGCTACTGGCGGCACTTTGTCTGCTTCTGTGTCTGCACAAGGCGCAACTACTATCGCTATCACTGGCGCTGGTAACGCAGGTACTGTAAAAATCGGCGACGTGTTCACTGTGGCTGGCTGCTATGCTGTCAACCCACAAACTCGTGAATCTACCGGTTCGTTGTTCCAGTTCGTTGCTACTGCAAACGTGACTTTGGACAGCTCTGGTGCCGGTAGCATCACTGTTGCTCCTATCTACACATCGACCAATGCTTTGGCTACCGTGGACAGCTTCCCTGCTTCCGGTTCTGCTGTTGTGTTTGTGGGTGCTGCGTCTACTCAGTACGCTCAAAACTTGGTGTACCACAAAGATGCGATCACCTTCGCTACAGCCGACTTGTTGCTCCCACAAGGCGTGGACATGGCTGCTCGCGCTCAACACAATGGCATCAGCTTGCGTGTGGTTCGCCAATACGACATCAACAACGATCGTATGCCTTGCCGTATCGACGTGTTGTATGGCTACAGCACAATCCGCCCACAAATGGCTGTTCGCCTCTGGGGCTAATCTGAAACGGGGCTTCGGCCCCTTTCTTCGCAAACTCTTTTTTAAGGAAATCTATCATGGCACTCCCAAATGGCGCAGGCGGTTATCAAGTTGGTGACGGCAATCTGAACGAAGTTGAAATTTATGATCAAGGTAACCCAGCTGCTTACGCTGCTGCCGCTACTTTGACTGTTGCTGACATCAGCGCAGGCATCCTGACTTACTCTGGAGCTACTGCTAACTTGCAGTTGCCTTTGGTGTCTGACGTTGAAAACGTCATCACCGTGTCTAAGTCAAACTATGCTTTCACTTTGAGCGTGATTGCAACTGGTGCTGGCACTCCTTCATTGACCACCAACACTGGCTGGACAATTGTTGGTTCTGCTGCAGTTACCAACGGCACTTCTGGCCGTTTTGCTGTTCGCAAAACAGCTAACGGTGCTTGGACTTTGTACCGCTTGTCTTAATAAATAGGGGCTTCGGCCCCTATTTCTAAAGGAAACATCATGTCAAATACCAAAGCTATTGGCGTTGCATATCTGGACCCCGAGTTCAGCACATGCTACGCAACTGAGGAGATTGGCTACGCAGCCGCTGCTCAAGGTGCTGTGACTCAACTGACAAGCAAGTCCACGGCGGTCACGCTGGACAAGTCTTGCGGTCGTATCACAATGAACAACGCTTCTTTGGCTACTGCTACCAACGCTACGTTCACTTTGAACAACGCGCTTCTCAGCGTCAATGACTCTGTTTTGTTGACCATTTCTGGTGGACAAGCTACTCCAGGTTCATACAACGTGTTTGCCAATTCGTTGGCTGCTGGTTCTGTCAGCATCACGTTGCGCAACATTTCAGGCGGCACGTTGTCTGAAGCTGTTGTCATCAACTTTGCCATCATTCACGGTGCGTAAATTAAATGGGGGCTTCGGCTCCCGTTTTTAGGAATATAAATGCCAGTTATCTACATGAAACATGACGTCCACGGCGCTAAAGTGGCAAACATGGAAGAAGAAGCAGTTGCTGACGAGAAAAATGGCTGGGTACGATATACTCTGGATACACCTTCTGAAGAGGTGGCTCCTGTAAACGTGCTGGAAGTCAAACGCCGTAGAAAAGTAGTTACAGAAGAGGCTTAAATATGGCCACATACACAGCTGGCGATCAGATTAACCGAGCCCTGCGTCTGCTGGGTATTCTTGCTGAAGGTGAAACACCTTCCGCGGCCATGTCTCAAGATGCCTTGATGGCCTTGAATCAAATGATTGATTCTTGGAACACCGAGAGCTTGTCTACGTTTGTGACTCAAGACCAAGTGTTTACTTGGCCCGCAGGCTATATCAGCCGAGACTTGGGTCCTTCAGGTGACTTTGTAGGCTTGCGCCCTATCTTGATGGATGATGCTACATACTACGTTGCGCCCAACGGCGTGTCGTACGGCATCAAGTTCATCAACCAACAACAATATGACGGTATCGCCGTCAAAACTGTCACGTCTACTTACCCGCAAGTTTGCTGGGTAAACATGGGCTTTCCTGACGTCACATTGACTGTCTATCCCAAGCCTACACAAGACTTGGTGTGGCACTTGATTTCAGCGCAAGAATTGGATCGTCCAGCCACGCTAGACACGGTAATGTACTACCCACCAGGTTATCTGCGTGCGTTTACGTACAACTTGGCGATGGAGTTTGCGCCTGAGTTTGGCGTTGAGCCTTCGCCTCAAGTTCAGCGCATTGCAATGACTTCTAAGCGTGATTTGAAGCGTATCAACAACCCAGATGACGTGATGGCCATGCCATACGCCATGGTGGCCAACCGCCAACGATTCAACATCTACGCTGGTAACTATTGATGAAATCGCCCATCCTTGGCTCGTCTTATGTGGCCCGCAGCGTCAATGCTGCGGATAACCGCATGGTCAATTTGTACCCCGAGATCATTCCCGAGGGCGGCAAGGAAGCAGCGTTTTTGTCACGTTGCCCAGGTCTGTTGCGCAAAGCAACGATTGGTTCAGGCCCTATTCGCGGGATGTGGCAAACCAAAGGCGTCATGTACGCTGTGTCTGGCACTGAGTTTTACAAAGTACAAGTCTATGGTCGCACACGCCTCAAAGGCACGCTGATTGGTACTGTGACCGGCACTGGCCCTGTGTCCATCACCGACAACGGCACGCAAATCTTTATTGCTTGCAACCCTGACGGCTTTATCTACAACACAAACACAAACGTATTTCAGCAGATTACAGACCCAGATTTCCCTGGCGCGGTAACTGTTGGCTACCTTGATGGCTATTTTGTGTTTAACGAGCCAAACAGTTCACGTGTGTGGACTACTGCGCTCTTGGACGGTTTGTCAATCAATCCTTTGAGCTTTGCCAGTGCTGAAGGCTCGCCTGACTTGTTGATCTCGCTTATTGTCGACCACCAAGAAGCATGGCTGTTCGGTACCAACTCAGTTGAAGTCTGGTATGACGCAGGCACACCCAATTTCCCTTTGCAACGCATCCAAGGGGCTTTTAACGAGCTCGGATGCGCGGCCCCATACTCGGTGGCCAAAATGGACAACGGCATCTTCTGGCTAGGTTCTGATTCGCGTGGACGAGGTATTGTGTACCGTTCAAACGGCTATACAGGCATTCGCATTTCTACGCACGCTATTGAATGGCAAATTCAAGAGTACAGCGACATCTCTGATGCTATTGGCTACACATACCAGCAAGACGGCCATTCGTTCTATGTGCTGATCTTCCCAACTGCGCAAACCACTTGGGTTTACGATGCGGCTACTCAAGCATGGCATGAGCGCGCTGGCTGGGACAACGGATCGTTTGCTCGTCATCGTTCAAACTGTCAATTCGTGTTCGACAATGAAGTGCTGGTCGGCGATTACGCAAACGGCAACATCTATGCGTTTGACTTAAACGTCTACTCAGACAACGGCGGCGTTCAAAAATGGCTACGCTCATGGCGCGCGCTGCCTACGGGCACAAATGACTTAAAACGTAGTGCACATCACAGCTTGCAGATTGACTGTCAGACTGGCGTTGGCCTTGATGTTGGCCAAGGCAGTGATCCACAGCTGATGCTGCGCTGGTCTGATGATGGCGGCCATACATGGTCCAATGAATATTGGATGTCCATGGGCAAAATTGGAGCGTATTTTTACCGCGCTATTCAGCGTCGGCTAGGTATGACATTGAAATTACGCGACCGTGTGTACGAGGTTTCGGGCACAGACCCCGTAAAAATCGCTATCATGGGCGCTCAATTGCATGTAACGCCTACCAATGCCTAGTTCTCAACAAAACGTCACAAACATACCTTCGAATCGCGTCGATTTTATCGACCCGAAGACAGGGTTAGTTTCGCGTGAATGGTATAGGTTTTTCTTAAATCTGTTCAGCTTGGCAGGCTCTGGCGGCAACCAAACATCGCTTGAAGACTTGCAAGTTGGCCCTCCTGCAGGCAGCAGTAGCGGCGGAGGCACAGGCACCGTAACTTCGGTGGACATGACAGTGCCTACAGGATTGGCCGTATCTGGCAATCCTATCACCACAGCAGGCACGTTGGCCGTGACTTATGCGTCTGGGTATGCGATCCCCACGACAGCCAAACAGACTCAATGGGACACCGCCTACACCAATACTTTGCATTGGGACGGCGGGGCAACCAGTCTTGTGGCAGCCACTGGCCGCACATCATTGGGTGGCACAACCGTAGGCCAAAACTTCTTCACGCTGACCAATCCCAGCGCGATCACGTTTGTTCGGATCAACGCTGACAACAGCGTAAGCGCGCTGGATGCGGCTACGTTTCGCACGGCGATCGGCGCAGGCACTGGCAGCGGCACAGTTACCAGCGTCACAGGTACAAGCCCTGTGGTGTCGTCTGGCGGCGCAACGCCAGCTATCAGTTTGGCGTCAGGTTATGGCGACACGCAAAACCCATACGCCAGCAAAACAGCCAACTATGTGTTGGCTGCACCCAACGGATCGGCTGGCGTGCCTACATTCCGAGCTTTGGTGTCGGCTGACATTCCAGCATTAAGCTATGTCAGTTCCATCGGCGTGTCTGCACCAATCACGTCAACAGGAGGGTTAACCCCTACTATTGGCATTACGCAGGCCACCACGTCGACCAACGGCTATCTGAGCTCGACAGACTGGAACACATTTAACGGTAAACAAGCTGCAGGCTCATATTTGACCGCAGTGTCCGTGGCCTCGGCCAACGGTTTTGCTGGCACATCAAGTGGTGGCACAACACCATCGCTGACTTTATCGACCAGCATCACCGGCTTGCTCAAGGGCAACGGCACAGCTATTTCTGCGGCTACCGCAGGCACAGATTATTCGGCAGGCACTTCGTCGCTGGGTACGGGCATATTAAAGTCCACCACCACGACAGGCGCTCTGTCTATCGCGGTAGCGGCTGATTTCCCTACACTTAACCAGAACACTACCGGCACGGCCAGCAACGTCACAGGAACTGTGGCTATTGCCAACGGCGGGTCGGGTCAAACCACCGCACAAGCGGCCATGAACGCGTTTGCTGGTTCGGTCACAAGCGGTTCGTATTTGCGTGGCAATGGCACAAACGTGGTCATGTCGTCCATTCAAGCGGCAGATGTCCCAACGCTAAACCAGAATACCACTGGCACTGCGTCAAACATCACAGCTACAAGCAATTCGACTTTAACAACCTTGAGCGCGTTGAGTCTGCCAGGCTCTCAAGTGTCTGGCAACATTTCGGGCAACGCCGCCAACGTCACAGGAACTGTGGCTGTGGCCAACGGTGGCACTGGCCTGACAAGTCTGACCGCCAACTACATTCCCTACGGTAATGGAACTGGCGCGTATAGCTCAAGCTCACAACTTCAGTACAACGGCACATATCTGCTGGTTGGCGCGGCGGCGGCCTTGGGCGGCCTTACAAACCCCGTGGCTGCGTTTACCGGCAACCCTGGCACGACCAACTACGTTCAGACCTACGTCTATAACTCCCAGAACGGCATCAGCTCATCGGCTGACTTGGTTGCATATGCCAACAACAGCACTGACGCTCACGGCTGGGCTGACATGGGCTTTACAAGCCAAACGTACGCCGACGCAACTTATACCGTTACGGGCGCCAATGAAGCCTATTTGTTTGGCTCTGCGCCATCTGGCGCAGGCGCGTCAGGCAACTTGGTCTACGCTACTGATTCGACTGGCTCAACAAACGCGCATCAGTTCTATGTGGGCGGCTTTACTCAAGCCAAATCTGCATGGCGTGCACAGATTACATCAACGCTGTTCCAGACCAAAGGTTCGCACCAATTCATGGGCAGCACATCTGGCTATGTCGGCTTGCAAGCGGCCGCTGTGGCTGGCTCTACAACCTACACATTACCCTCAGCCGATGGTACGACTGGTCAAGCCTTAACGACAAACGGCTCAGGCACATTGTCATGGTCTACGCCATCGGGTAGCAGCAACATTACGTCTCAAGGTTTGTGGGAGAATAGCGCCACAATCTCATCCAATTACACGATCACATCAGGTAATAACGCCATGTCAGCAGGCAAAATAACCATTGCGTCTGGCGCTAAAGTAACTGTACCTTCTGGCTCACGTTGGGTTATCTTATGACTGTCACTGCAAAAAACCTTGTGCCCGCTAAGTTTGTCGAGAATGCTCAGACGACGCAGTACACCGTGCCGCTTACTATTACGTCCACGATCATTGACAAGTTCACTTGCACGAATATCAGCGGTTCATCAGCTACAGTCAGCATCAACGTAGTGACTACGCCTGACTCAGCAGCAGACAAGAATTTGATAACCAAAACATACACTTTGGCGCCGTCCAACGTCTACACGTTCCCTGAACTTGTGGGCCAAATCTTACAAACATCTGACTTCATTTCAGCTGTAGCCAGCGCAGCTAACGCGATCAACATTCGTGTTAGCGGTCGGGAGATTTCATGAGCTTTATTGAACCTGAAGTCAATCATCATTTCGGCGGCGGTGTGTACGCCAAAGAGACCTTTATTCCCGCAGACAAATGGTTGGTGCAGCATACTCACAAGCATGATCATTTGTCTGTGTTGGCCAAAGGCTCAATTGAGCTGATCGTTGATGGTCAAAAGTCAATAATTAATGCGCCTGCATGCTTAACTATTGCAGCAGGCAAGCATCACGGCGTAAAATCTCTCACAGACGTAGTTTGGTATTGCATTCACGCAACAGATTGCACTGATGAACATGAAGTCGATGAAGTAATTATTGCTGACATCGATCCAGAACAAGTGCGTGAAATAGCTCATTGTTTGAGCGAAGGAGTTTAATATGGCATGGATGACAGGCGCCGCGATTATCGGTAGTTCACTTATTGGCTCTAACGCAGCAAGTAATGCTGGCGCAGATCAAGCTGCGGCATCTAGCCATGCGGCTGATTTGCAAAACCAACAGTATCAGCAAACACGCCAAGATCAAATGCCTTGGCTGCAAGCTGGCGCCAGCGCGCTATCTAAGCTAACTCCTTTAGCTGAAAACTACACGCCGTTTGACTACAACGCGATGACTGCGGACCCAGGGTACGCATTCCGTTTGTCTGAAGGCCAAAAGGCTTTGGATAGCCAAGCAGCCGCACGCGGCGGTTTGATTTCAGGTAACGCTCTTCGCGCTGCTGTGGGCTACGGCCAAGACATGGGCTCGCAGGAATACCAAAACGCATTTAACCGCTATCAGTCTCAGCGCGCAGCTCAACTGGCACCTTTGCAATCGTTGGCTGGCGTTGGCCAAACAACAGCGGCTAACCTTGGTGCGGCGGGGCAAACTGCAGCGTCAACAGCTGGCAACTACTTAACTAGCGGCGCGGCAGCTAATGCAGCAGGGCAAGTCGGTGCAGCCAACGCATATTCAAACGGTTTGGGTACGTATCTGAACTACAACCAAGGCAACAACTTAGTTAGCGCGCTAAACCAGAATAACCTTATGTCTGGGCTGCAAACGCCTGGCGGCATTGCTAACTACTTCAACGCAGGAAAATAATCATGGCCGTTGATCCATCCATTGCTCTTGGCGTCAAACCGCTTGAAGTAGCAAACCCTTTTACGCAGTACGCTCAAGTCGCGCAGCTTCAAGGTGTGCAACAAGCCAATCAGCTCAACCAAATGAAAATGGAAGAGTATGGCCGCGCGCGCCAAGAAGAAGACAGCATTCGTAACTACTTGGCTAACAAAGAACTAGGCGCTCCAGAAACGCGTAATGGGCTGATGCAGTTTGGTAAAACTGGTCTTGAATACAGCAAACTGATGTCTGAGCAAGATAAAGCCCGCGCTGATATTCAAGAGAAGCAAATGAAAATCGCGGCTGACAAAACAGCTATGTTTAAAGACGCGCTTGCCGATGTAAATACACCGCAACAAGCGGCTGCTTGGATTGCTGCGCAACATCAAGATTCTGATTTAAAGCCAATCGTCAGCTCGATGCGCCCGCTTGATCAAGCATTAGCTGCTATCCCTACAGACCCTAAAGGGTTTGCAGATTGGAAAGCTAAAAATGCTTTGGGCATGAGCAAGTTTATCGAACGCAGCACAATGACTGCAAGCGAAAAAGCCAACTTAGGTGTGGCGCAAGGTCATCTGCAATTGGCTCGCGAAACTGCAGCTAAACCTGTTTGGAACGAAGCTGGTCAAGGTTGGGTCACGCCACCCAACGCCAACAACCCAACCGGCGGCTTTACGCCAGTGCCTGAAATTCAAGCAACTAAAGATCAACGCTCTGCAGTTAAAGCATTGAAGACCGCAGGTTACAACGTCGAAACAGGCGAAGACGAAATTTCCAAGTTGATTAAAAAATCGACTGGTGGTTTGGCGGAGCAAGGACTGTCAGCAGCTGCCGGCATGTTCAACTACACAACTTCTGGTCGTGAAGCAATTGGCCGACTGCAAGCGCGTGCCAACCAGATTTCGCTTGATATGCTTAATGGCAAACTTGGTGCTGGTATTTCTAACGACGACCGCAACTTTATTGTCAGCACTTTGGGTAGCGTTGCTGACCCAAGCATTCCATCTGATCAACGTATGGCCGCGTGGGACGAGGCTAAGAAGCGTATGGTAACGTCTGGTCTGTTGCCCGAGCCAAAGAAAGCACCAGCAGCAGCTGGCGCGGGCGAAGTCGACCACAGCAACCCATTACTGAAACCATAAGGGATCAACATGGCTGATTTATCCAGCATCCTGACTGACCCTAACTATGTCAACGCAAACGCTGCCACCAAGCAAGCGATCTTTGATAAATTTTCAGCCAATGACGCAAACTTTACCAAAGCCAACGCAGCCACACAGGATGCTATCCGTGCAAAGTTTGGAGTAACCGCTGAACCATCAACGTACTCAAAAGTTCGTGAGTTTGTCACGCCTACTGTTGAAGCGCTTGGCGCTGTCGGTGGTGGTGCGTTAGGCTCAATGGCGGGGCCTGCAGGAACTGTGGCCGGCGCTGGTTTAGGCTACGCAGGCGCTAAAGAACTGCTGAAGCTCGCTGATACTGTCGCAGGTGAAGGCGGACCTAAAGAAAGCATGGCTCAAGCGGGTTTGCGTCAAGCCAAAACCGCGCTTGAAGGCGCGACTATGGAAGCCGGCGGGCAAGCTGTTGGCAAAGCGCTTGGCTACGTGGGTGGCAAGATCGCAGATTTGCGTCAAATCCCACAGCAAAAAGCCGCTGAGATTGCCCGTAATGCTTTAGGCCCTGATCTGGCCGCGGTTAAAAATGCCTTGGCGCGCGCGCCGTCTGACATAACTGCTGCTCAAGCCACAGCTGAAATCAATAGCCCGACATGGCAAGCCTTGTTGGACCGCGCCAGTAAACGTGACCCACGGTTTATGGAAGCGCTTAAAGATTCGCAAGGTGAAGTATCGCTTAACGCGTTGGCCAAATTGGCCGGCGGTTCAACAGCTACCGAAGTGCGCGCAGGCGCTGAAACTACAAAAGCCAACATTAACCGAGTGCTTGAGCCGGTCAAAGAAAGCGCGCTTAAACGCGCCAATCTTGGTCAAACAACAGCGCAGTACGCTAACGAGGCTGAACGCTTGGCTGCTGAAGCTGGCCAAAAAGTTCAAGACGTTCGCCGCTTTGAAGCCGCCAAACCTCGCGCTGAAGCGATTGCCCGCACTGCATTGATCGAAAAAGGTCAGCCAGTCGGTGCGGCTAAGTACACATATGTAGGTGGTGATCTGCCAGCGTTAGCCGAACAAGCATCAGCTGAGGCTGCGCAAGGCTCGTTGCAAGCGGGTGCTGAGTCACGCTTTAACCAACTGGCATCTGATGCTTTGCGTAAGTCAGGCATCAAACCGCTTGAAACGCAATCACTCGTAAGCAGCCTGCAGAACGTAGCGAAAAACCCTGAGTTTGCGGGTAACGATATTGTTGAAGGCGCGCTTAAAAATGTAGCGCAAGACATTTCCAAATGGACAAAAAATGGCATCATTGATGCGCAAGCGCTTGATGCCATCCGTAAGAACTCAGTTAACGCTGCGATCGAACAGCTGCGCCCTGGCGCGGATGCCAGCACACAGAAAAACTTGGCTGCCAGTGTGCTTGACAAAGTGCGTCCTGCAATCATTGACGCCATCGAAAGCGCTGGCGGCACTGGCTATCGTGAATACTTGGGCAACTACACCAAAGCCATGCAAGGGATTGCGCAGAAGAAACTTGGTGGCGAAGCGCTAGATTTGTACAAAACAAATCCAGACGCATTTGTAAAGCTAGTGCAAGGGGAATCGCCTGACGCCGTAGAAAAAGTGTTGGGCAAAGGCAAATACGACATTGCCAAAGAAGTCAGCGACAACATGTTGTCTACGCTTCAAGAACAAGCGGCTAAAGTTGTGCGCAATACAAAAGTATCTACGCAAGCTGCCGCTGGCCAAGATGCGCTTAAAGAGTTGTTGTTGCAGCAGATTTCTAAGGTGCGCATTCCGTCGTATTTGAGCGCGGTAGCGTCCACCACCAACAAGGCGTTGCAAATTTTGGAAGACCGTATTGGTACGCGCACAATGGACGTGCTGACTAAGGCGTCTCAAACACCTGAAGGCGCAACTGAACTGCTCAATACGTTGCCAGGCGCCGAACGCTCTCGTGTCATGAAGTTGCTGTCTAACCCTCAAGATTGGACGCCAGGCGTGGCCGCAACAGCAGTTAACGCTTTGGCCCCAAAACAAGATAGACCTAAGAACGCGTTGCGGATAGAATTAACCGGCAAGGAATAAAGATGGCATCACTATCACCCACCCCCAAGCTACAGTTCTTCGGCACTGACGGGCTGCCGCTTGTCGGCGGTAAGCTGTACACGTACGCCGCGGGCACTACAACGCCTTTGGCGACGTATACCGACTACACAGGCAATACGCAAAACACCAACCCAGTCATCTTGGACTCCAACGGTGAAGCCGATGTGTGGTTGCCCAATACGACCAACTACAAGTACGTCTTAAAAACATCCACCGACACGCTGCTGTACACGGTCGATTACGTTTCCGTACCGCTGACATCGACCTCCTTTGCTTCACCGCCTCCGATCGGTAGTGGCACACCTAACGCAGGCACGTTTACAACTTTGAACGTCACTAGCACAGCGATATTTGAAAGCACGGCTGACTTTACGGACGCAGTGACTTTCTCAGGCACAGGCGCTGTCAAAATTAACACGGGCACGACTGCTCAACGCCCTGCCTCTCCAGTAGACGGCGACATTCGCTACAACACCACCACGCTTAAATATGAAGGCTACGCCAACAGCGCTTGGGGCCAGCTGGGTGGGGGCGCAACAGGCGGCGGTGCAGATCAGGTCTTCAATCTGAACGGTCAAACCGTCAACACAAGCTACACTATCCCCACAAGTTTCACCGCTAACACCGTTGGGCCAATCACAATTGCAAGCGGCAACGCCGTAACTGTTCCATCGCGTAGCCGTTGGGTTATTCTTTAAGGAAATAATATGTCAAGTGTAGTTCTATCAGGCGACACAAGCGGTACGGTAACTGTTACCGTTCCTGCTGTTGCTGGTTCTAATACCGTCACTGTCCCCGCAGTTACTGGAAATGTGCTGGTTTCTACTGCTGTTTCAAGTTCTGTTTTATCAACAGTAACAAATAAAATTGCCATAAACATTGGCGGCACTGTTTATTATCTTTTGGCTTCTACATCTGGAACTTAATCATGCCTACCAAAATCATAGTAGACCTTGCTACTGGTCAAACAACTGAATTTGAATTAGTCGGTGAAGAACTAGCAGCATATGATGCTTCGTTGGCTCAACAAGCTGCCGAGGCTGCTGCTCAACAAGAAACCCCTGCACCAACAGAAGGTGAATAATGTCCACACTTATTAACGCATCAACATCGGCTGGTTTAATCCAGACCGCAGACACCAGTGGAACGCTGGAACTGCAAAGCAACGGAACTACACAGCTAACCGTGTCTTCTACTGGCGCTTATGGTCAGTTAAAGTCGGGTACTGCTCAAGCGTCTACTTCAGGTACTAGCATTGACTTTACAGGCATCCCATCTTGGGTAAAGCGTATTACTGTAATGTTTAGCGCAGTATCAACTAATGGAACAAGTTTACCGCAAATTCAACTTGGTACTTCAGGCGGTGTTGAAACAACAGGCTATGTCGGCACTCTTTCAAGTTATTCCGGCGTGGCAAATTCCAATAGCACCACCGGCATCTTGGCTAATTGCGCTAACAATGCTTCGTATACTCTTTCTGGAATTATTACGATTACGTCTCTGGGTTCTAATCTTTGGGTTGCTTCTATTGTTGTGACAACAGACCCTGCTGTGGGTAACTTTTCGTCTGTTGGCGCAGCTAGAAAAACACTTTCAGGCACTCTTGACCGTGTACGAATCACCACAGTCAACGGCACAGACACCTTTGACGCTGGTTCAATCAACATCATGTACGAAGGTTAATCATGGCATTAGTTCTAAGTGGCGATTCGCCTTCAATCTCTGGCACATACCAAGGTGGTGTGATTACTTCTGGCACAGCCGTAGCAAGCACATCTGGCACATCAATCGACTTTACGTCTATCCCTTCGTGGGTGAAGCGCATCACCGTGATGTTTAACGGCGTGTCTACTAGCGGTTCCTCACTAACTCAAATTCAAATTGGAGCTGGTTCTGTTCAGACAAGTGGTTACACAGGAACTTATTCACAAGCTCAAGCTACCGCAAACTCTTTGGCAAACTTATCTGCTGGATTTATCTTTGATGCCGCCGCATCTGGTTCTGCTGTTAGAAACGGTTTTGTAATTTTGAGTTTATTAGATTCAGCAACTGGAATTTGGACTGCATCTGGTCAATCTGGTCGTTCTGATTCAGCGTTGTTTACTATTGTTGCAGGCGTCAAATCATTATCAGGAACTCTTGATCGTGTCCGTATTACCACGGTAAACGGAACAGACACCTTTGATGCTGGTTCAATCAACATTCTTTACGAATAAACCCATGGCTACTATAGATGCAACAGAGGCTCGTTTATCAACACATGAAGAAATTTGTGCGCTGAGATATGAAAAGATCAACGAGTCATTGGAGACAGGCGAAAAGCGCATGACCAAGATCGAATATCTTTTGTACGCCGTGATCGCGGCTGTGCTTTTAGGCCCAGGCGTCGCGGCTGAGTTTCTTAAAAAGCTCATAGGCTTATGATGTGGACCCAATCAGTCTTCTCCTCATGGCGCAAAGTGCCGTCAGTGCTATCCGCGCTGGCTGCCAGATGCTCAGTGAAGGTAAGGCTGAAATTGGCAAGTTTAAAAAGCAAGTTGAAGGCGGCGTGGCAGACGCTAAAGCCATCTTCAAAGAAGTCACAGGGCTCTGGGGCTGGATTACAGGGCTCTTTGGACCAACTCCAAAACCATCTGCACCAGTACTTCCAAGCACGCCAGCAGCTGTTGACGCACCTAAAGCAAAAGCAACCCCTGAACCAGAGTTAAGTTACGAGGGGTTCCAAGCGCGCGCGGTTCACGACATCTGCGAGAATCTGAAGGTTTACTTTGAAGCCATGAGGCATCTCAAGGCGCATTGTCGAGAACTTGAAGAAGAAGCGTTGACGACAGAAAAGGTGGCCGACAGCGCGATTGATCGCATCGAGATGCAGTGGCAAATGAGTCAGCTGTCAGCTCAACTGAAGCAGGCCATGATCTATGGAACGCCTGAAGAGCTTGGGCTTGGCGCGATGTACCAAGAGTTTCTTGCAAAGTATGACGAGATTTTGGAGGAGCAAGAAGTTGCTCGCGGTATCAGACTGAGAAAAGAACGGAACAGCGAATGGCGACTAGAACACCGCAGAGAAATCCTAGTAGCCAAACTGATCTACGTAATAGCAGTGACAATGGGGCTGCTAGAGGTGATGGGACTGTATTTCACTCTATGAAGGAGTTTTGGTTCTGGGCCGCTATAGTCACACTGATTATCTTTTGCCTGATGGGCCTATCGTTTGCGATAATCCACGTCGAGAAGCAGCTCAAAAAAGTAGACGCGCTCATGTTGCGGCTAGAGGAAAAGGAAAAGAAACGTGAAAAAACTCGCATTGATCCTGTTGACGGTGATTAGCTTGGTAGCGTGCGATGAGCGCTTCCGCTATTATTGTCAAGACCCCGAGAACTGGTCAGCGAAGCGATGCCAGCGACCAGCTTGTCAGTTCACGCAAGACTGCCCTGATTACCTTGTAGCACCTGTATTGGAGAAAACAAATGCACCAGCACCCGCCGCGTCTTCTGAGCGCTGAAGAGATCGAGGTCCGCGTCTGGGCCGCGGTCGTCATCATCGTGACGATCATTCTCGCTGGCATCGTCATGTTCATGCTCTACAGCTTGGCATACGTCACCCAGCCTTTGAAAGCCATGGCGCCTATGGACCAAGCCTTTGCCAAAATGCTCAACGACATCGTGTTGTTGATCGTGGGCGGCATTGGTGGCGTGATGTCCAAGAAGGGCGTCCAAAGCCTATCTGAACGCATTGCAGCGCCCCCACAGCCCCAAGCCGTAGCGCCTAGTGTTAGCCCCGCGCCTACGGCTTCATCGGGCTTTGATTTTCTAAACTTCAAGAACCCAGAGTTTGACGAGACATGGCGCGCGCCTCCGCCGCCCACGACGCCTGCCGACTATATCGACCCTGCGGTTGAGGACATTGCAAATGAACGAGCAGCCGCCAAACTGGAGTCAGCCTGATGCCGAGTCCCTCAATGATCCTAGCGGCTATCGTTGTCGCTTTCAGTGCATATTTGTACGGCCACCATGCTGGCTATGTGCAAAAGGAGACGGAGGACGCGCTGGAGATCGCCCGTCTGAACACCGAGATGAACCAAAAGAAGGATGAACAAGATGCCAAAGATGTCGCTGTTAAGCAAGAGTTTGAAACTAAGTTGTCTGGGATTTTGTCTTCTCGCCCAAGGCTGTACGTCCCCATCACCACCACGGGTGGCTGTGCCGGTAATGCCAATAGCCAAGCGCGAGCCGAACTTGACGGACAGACTGCTGAAGACCTTATCAAGCTCGTCGCCGAAGGAGACCGCGCCATCATCGACCTCAACTCCTGCATCGACCGCTACAACCAAGTAAGGGACACGCTCAATGGTCAACGCTGAACAACTGCAAAAGCTGCACATCGGTCTGGAGTGGGTGCCAGCGCTTAACGACACGTTTGCGCGTTGGGGCATCGCCACGCCACGCCAGCAGGCGGCGTTTATTGGCCAGTGCGGCCATGAATGCGGCAACTTTCGGATCTTGGAAGAAAACCTGAACTATCGTGCAGCTACGCTGATGAAGCTGTGGCCCAAGCGTTTTCCAACACTCGACATTGCGAATCAGTATGCAGGCAACCTCAAGAAAATCGCCAATAACGTCTACGCTAACCGCATGGGCAATCGCGACGAGTCTAGTGGTGATGGCTATAGGTTTAGGGGTCGTGGTTGCATTCAGCTTACTGGCTATTCAAATTACTTTCACGCTGGGCAGGCTTTGGGCTTGGACTTCGGCGCGAATCCAGACCTGGTGGCCACAGTGCAGTACGCTGCTCTGACCGCGGGTTGGTTCTGGGCCACCCACGGATGCAATCAATTGGCTGAAGCATCCGATTGGGTGGGGCTGACCAAGAAGATCAACGGTGGCACGATCGGCTTAGACGAGCGCATCCGCCATACTAACGAAGTTCTTGCGCTTTTATAAGATCACGGTACGCCTTGATGGCGTCCTTGAGATCGCAATTAAGCTGCTGGATCAGGTCTTCCTGCTCTTGCAGCTTCAAATATGCGTCGGTGGCGAACTTATCCAAGTTTTCGCGGGTCCAAGTCTTAAATTCAGGCATTCTTTTTCTCCAGTTCAATGAGTAGTTCAACGTAATGTTTGGCTTTTTCAAGGTCGGCTAGACCGCCTTTCTTGCGCCAGCGGCTGATGTACTTGACGACGTTGCCCTCGAAGTACCCCAGCGCGTTAGCGTGGATAAACTCCACGGGCTGTATAGGCATGTCTTTGTAATGATTGCCAGCGACTTGTTTGTCGAGCGCTTTCTCGATTGTTTGACAGTCAATCATTTTTCTCACCATGGCCTGATGTGGAGATGGACGCGCACAGGTTTGGCGTTGACGATGGGAATCCAATCGATCACTTTTTGTGCTTCTGCTTTGGTTGAGAACAAACGGAACTCGCCGTGTTCGTCTTTTGCGTAGTTGTTCACGCGGTGTTGAATCGCCCATTTTAGGGCCATGATGTCTTTCATTTCACACTCCTTGCTCTTTTGTGCGTTACTTCTTCTTGAACAATATCCATCGCGCGCTCTAGCTCAACAATCGTGCAGACGTCTAATTGAGCGTCGTGTACTTCCATGGCTAAGTTGAGCGCTGTCAGCTCTTGCGGCTTTAAGATAAACCTGTCTCGTCTGGCCACGGCCAGCAAAGCGTCTTGGCCAGCCCGCAGCTCTTCGCTGTACTCACGGCCTATGTTGAGCCTGATCAACCCCTCTGCGACGTTGTACGCCCCAATCAAGATGTCAATCGTCTCTCGGTCTGCTTTGCCCAAGCGCAGCTTGTCTAGCGCGTCGTGATTCTTGATGCGCAAGGTGACGCCGTAAGGCACGTTAGCGAACGGTCGGATGCCAGTTAAGACGTACGAGATAACGTCAGTCTTTATTGGTTTTGGTCGATACTTTTTTCGCATAGCCTGCTTTGCTGTAAACGTGGAATGGTCTGACTGCGATCATCTCGTTGTGGATTTCAGTCATCGTCATCTCGCGCTCTCGTTTGCGGATGCCGTGAACAAAGCCATGCGTTGGTTTGGTCTTGCGGACTTTCTCAACATGCTTGGTCAGTGTCTCAGCGGCAGCTCGGCGCGCGTCGTGCGTACGAAACGCATCCATGAACTTAGGCTCATGCGTGGCCATGTAGTCTTTGTGAAAAGCGTTAATCAATGTGGTCCTCCAAGAACGCCAGCGCGGTGACGTAGGCGATCAAAACGGCGATGGTGATACCCGCGCCGACGCCTATGATCAGGCATATCAGGGCGATGTTGGCGATGTCGTCAAGCAGCATGATTTGTGTACGCGGTGAGGCGTTTGATTCGGTCTGAGTGATAGTCAACCATGCGCTTGTAGTAGTCCTGCGCTGATTGGCTGCGTAACAGTTCGCGTTTGGCTTCTTCTAGCTCTCGCAACGCCAACACGTCGGCGCTGGGCACGCGAAAATAGACTTGTAGTTTTTCGATCATTTTGTTGCTTCCTTTAATAGTTCTAAGCGCTCGCGAGCGACGCGCAGTGTGTTGTAGCGTTGATGCAGGCGCTCGAGAATGGTGACCCTGCGCTGTCCAACACGTTCGTCATTCAGCATCTGCAAGACTTCTGCTTCGGTCTTGCTGCTCAAGGTGTGGTTAATGCTTCGCCAAGTAGACATTTATTTTCTGCTCCAGTTGTTTAATTGTTTGAAAAGTTTTTCGTAAGTGCCGTTCAGCTGCATTGAACTGGCGTTGCCGCATCGGCATCTCAGCCTTCGCGGCTTTGAGCTTTTGTTTGTAAAGTTCTAGCCGCGTCATATGTTCTTCTCCTTGAGTTTGGCTTCGATAGCTTTACACAATCCTTCCGTGTGCATCCATGTTCTGCTTTGCATAACTTGAGTCCTTTCCTCATCTGTCAGCTCAATCCATGTGCGTTGTTGTGGTGTGGTGTAGAGAGGCGTATGTGGTGGATGCCAGTTTTCACTTGGTAATTTTTTATATAAGTCACCATCTCTGTCCATCCACGCCACAGGCTCACCCACGCTAACGCTCTGCTCTACGCACTTTGTGCTTTGTTTGGCTAGTTTTTTACCGTCATACAAGCCACTCATATAGGCAATCATTAAGTCATCAGGCTCACCCTGCTCTTGCTTGGATAGTGCTTCTTCTACAACTTTGTAAGCCTGAACAACAAAACGCGCCTCATCACTATCCCAAACGTGCGCTCTAGTTCCGCCATAAGGCGTTAAAACATACTCCAGTGCCTCAAGCAACAGATTTAATGTTTCTTTACTCATTTCAATTCCTCCATTGCAATTTCAGATATGGCGCGCTTGTCATGCAACGCCGCCCAGATTTTCTCGTCGACTGTTTTCTCGGTCATCAGTATGTAGACCCACACGTCATGCCGCTGGCCGCTACGATGCAGGCGCCCGACTGTCTGTTCAAACAATTCGAGCGACCAGGGCAAGGACACGAAGACCATGCGGCATCCACCGTGCTGGAGGTTGAGCCCGTGGCCGGCTGACTTGGGGTGGACCAAAAGAAGTTCGACCTCGCCTTTGTTCCATCGCTCGATCGCGCGGTCGTCATCGAGGGTGACCGCGTGTTTGTATCGGCGTCTAAGCTCGGCCAACTCCTCTTTGTAGTTGTACGCGATGATCGTGTTGGCATGTTGGTTTTCCTCCAATAGGTCGTTAAGTAAATCAAACTTGTGGTCGCTAAACCAGATCGGGGTTTGTTCCATATTAAATCGACCATACTCTTCGCTGGCCGACACTTGCGTGTCGTACACGAAGCCACTGGCCATCTGTTGCAGCTTGCCCGTCACGACAGCAGCGTTGAGGGCTGTCACGCCCAACGCCACAAAGTCGGACTTCATCTTCTCGTAGGGCTCGCGGTCGCTGAACTTGCAGCGCATCTCGACGTGGTGGCACGGCGGCAGCTTGTCGGCGTATTCGCCAGCGTCCAGCACGAACGTCGCAGGCTTGATGCGGTCCATGATCATCGGCAGCGACGAGGCACGCGGTGCCCATTCGCCGAAATCTTTGTTGACCAACACGAAGTACTGTTGCATGAACGCACCCTTGCTGCGGCCCAACAGCGACTCGTCGATGATCTTGCATTGGCCAAAGACGTCTTCAAGGCCGTTCGATGTGAACGAACCAGTCAGGCCCCAACGCACTGGCAGGTCGATGACTTTGGCCAATGCCTTAAAACGCGTTCCTGATGGGTTCTTTAGCTTGGTTAGCTCATCAAACACAATGCCGGCAAAGGTGCCAAGGCTCTGCTGTGCAAGCCACTGCAGGTTGTCGTAGTTCGTCACCACCACGTTGGCGTTGCTCTCCAGCGCTTTTAGTCGTTGCGCTGGTGTGCCCACGGCCACAGCGACCTTGAGCTCGGGCGCCCACTTCGGCGCCTCGACTGGCCACACGTCGGTACAGACGCGTTTGGGTGCAATGACCAGCCAACGCGCCACGATGCCGTCCTTGACCATGTCTCGCATAGCAGTCAGCGTGATGGCTGTCTTGCCAGCACCGACTGGCGCCAAGATCATGGCGCGGTCGTGCTCGTACAAAAAGTCAGCAGCTGTCTCTTGATAGGGTCGGAGTTTCACTCTTCACCTCTTGACCGAATAATGTCAGCCATAGTACATTCCCCATTTGCATCTGTAGGGGTAAACTTTTCACATAATCTTGCACACGCTTCTCGTTCTTTAGCTGCTACCAGTTTGGCAAAGGCTTCAAGATCAAAGTTTTCAAACATATAAATGCCTCGTTCTTCAATATCGTCATATCCAGCTTGTCTAGCCATTTCTTTTAGACCATTCATCAACTTGTTCCTTAGTCCATAAACATGCGTATCGTTGGTTGAGGGCTTGCACCTCTTGCGCGAACAGCTCTTGTAGTTTGCTGAGTCGTCCACCCTTCGTCTTCAACTCCACAAACCACGTCGTGCCGTCGGGCATACACGCGATCCTGTCAGCGACGCCTTTGCGCCCTGGACTGGTGAATTTGTACGTCTTGCCCCCAGCGCGCTCAACAACCCAGCAGAAGTGACGCTCTACTTCACTCTCCCGCACGGAAATGTCTCCACAAATTGTGCTTTTCAACAAACGGCCACCAAGTCAATGGCGAACGGCTATTGACGCAAATGATCATCAAGTGCAATAGATGCGCCAACTCGATAGGCGTTATGTCATCCTGCGGTGCGTACACATGCTTGGTTTTGTCTTTATCAATAAAGGTCATGTCGCCGATCGGTACTTCAAATTTAATGTATTCCATGTTGTTTACTCCTTTGCCTGAATAATATCATGAAAAAAGTTCTTGACGACATTTATTTTGTGCTACACTGCAATTTCTTTAAACGAAAGGACAGTATGCTTCACTCAAATATCGTCGGCGGTTCAACCGCAAAGCGCGTCATCAACTGCCCAGGCTCTGTGGCTTTGG